TGCCATTTTTCCACTAAAGTATACATTTGCAAAATACTTTTTATTTTCATTTATTAAATTTACTGTAAATGAAAACCATTGCGTACCTTTTTCATTTTCATTGTATTCAAGTCCTTCTATAACTCCTTCATAAACTCCATCGGCTACAGAAAAATCTGTTTCCTTATCTCCTGCCTTCCAATCTTGTGCCTCTAATTCGGCCATGATATCTGCTATACTCATTATTTGTTACCTCCATCTTTATTTGTATTATTTATATTATTTGTTGTCTTGCTTACATCTTCATTTTTTGTCGATGCTACTTGTTTAATAGCTGGTTTTATCTCGAAAACACCTTTTACTGTTTTTAAGATTCCAAGAATCTTTTTATCTTTTATATCATCTTCTTTGTAAGCTTCTCTTTTATTTGTGCATATTCTTATATAGTTGCTTCCAATCTTTTTAGTTTGAATTGAAAAATCACATCTACCCATACAAGCATTTAATGGTTTTTGTCCTAAACTAGGAGCTTGATACATTGTTTGCCCATTATTTTCAGATTTTTCTATTGAATGATATATAAATATAATATTCATATTCATTTGTGTTAATTCAATCATTAATTTCTTCCATACACTGTTAAATTTATTAAATCCTTTTCCAAAAGGGATATCCGCTAATGATTCAACTTTAGCTGTTTCACATATATGAATGGTTAACATTGTTTCAATATCATCTATTAAATCTATAATTACTGTCTTATATGTGTGTTTTTCAGTTTTTAGAGCTTCTATAACTTCTGCAAACTCTGCAAAGGTTTTAATTGCAACAGATGGAGTATTTACTTTTGTAGCATTTCCATCAGTGTTAATTATTAATGGACTATCAAATTCTCTTGCTAAATAAGTCTTTCCTGACATTGATTCACCCCATATCAAGAAGCTTTTTGGTGTAATGTCTGCTATTTTTGGTTCGTTTACTGGTAATTTAATCATTTTATTCTCCTTATAATCCAAGTGCAGCAAGTGCTGACTTTTTACTATTATCAATATTTTTATTACTTGTTATTTCTTCCTTAATTTCTTCCACTATGTTTTTATCTGCTCTAACTGTTATTTTTACATAACCTTTTTTGTTACTAACTTTTGTATATTTATCATAAATTTCTGGTAGTTCTTCTTTTAATTTTTTAGAATCAACATTTTTAGTTGTTGTAGGATTTATTTTTGTGATCATAAGATTATTTGTAACTATTGTTTTAACTCCTACATTATCCATTAATCCATATAATATTTCTCTTTGCATTTTAGCTTCTTTTTCCATATCACTAAGTCTAGCTAATTCTTTTTCCAGAACTGATAATTTATTTATAGTGTTGTTATATTCAACCAATCTATCGTTGAAATAAAACTCTTCTTCTGTCATCTCTGGATTTTTTTTTAATCTTTCTACATCATTCCAGAATTTCTCAGCTTTAGATAATATTTGGTGTATCAATTTATCATCTCTTTTTATTTCCATTACAGATATTCTTTCTGGATCAAACTCTTGATTGAAATAGTCATCTGTGTATTGTGTTTCATAATTTAGCCCACTCCAGAAATTCTCAGGTCTTTTATATTGAACTAGATAACCTTTTTCAACATTAAATTGAAACATATACATTTGCATTTGTAACACATAATCATATACATCTTCATATGTTGTCTTGTCTCCAGCATTGGTTTTAATCTCTAAGAGTAATCCTGCATCTTTATCCAATCCATCACAGTTAGATCTAAGTCTTAAATCTTCGTTAATGTTTGTATTTTCTTTAAATTTAAGCTCATAAATACTATTGATATAATCTCTGATTTGTGGTTCTAATAATTGACCATATCTAGTGTATTCATTTCCTTTAAATGCTGCAGGGATTACTCCAGCTTTTTCTCTTGCGAGAGTAAAACAATCTTTGAAAGGACTTACATTAAATAATGCAGGTAAATCACTCCCACCGAGATATTTATTTCTGTTTTGTGTTACACTCTCTCCTGGAGTGTGTGATACTATTTTTTCTTGTTCCATTCGTATCCTCCTAAATCTTCTAAACTTAATAATTTATCTACAAAGTCTTTTTTGTTATCTAACCTTGTATAAACCTTTTCTTCTATTGTCCTTAGTCCAATGTACTTATAAACTGTTACTTTGTTTTTTTGACCTATCCTGTAAGCTCTACCGATAGCTTGCTCATAATCTTGATAACTCCAAGTAGGACTAAAGAATATTACTTCTGAATTATATTGAAGTTCTATACCTGCTCCTCCTGCTTGAATCTGCACTAGAGTAGTTTTGTTTTTTAGATTTTTAAAATCTTCAAACTTAGGTATTTTACTTAGTGAGCCACTGACTTCATAATCTACTTTTATTAACTGTTTTATAGCTTCAGCTTCTTTTTTAAAGTTATAGAAAATTAAGATATTTGAATCTGTTGATTCTCTAAATTCTTTTAAATATTCTAGTTTTTCATTAAATCCAGCATACTGTCTAAGTCCAGCTATAAATTTTGGAGAGCTATCATATAATTCATCTCCTAAAACTCTATCTTTTTTTATAGTGATATATTCATCGCCAGCTACAAAATACTTTTCTTCAAATACTAAATCTGGTAAATCCAAACAATCATTTTTATTAAGTGCTATACTACTAATAGCTTTCCAGCATTTATCAATGTATTCCGTGTTCTTCCAACCAACTATTTCAGAAAATCCCATGTAGTTCATTTTCTTTATTGCATTAGCTTTTTCATAACTATATCCACTAGCATATATTCCAAATATAGCCATATAATTTCCAAGGTCTTGGTATCCATTGCTGGCTGGTGTTGCACTTAATAAGCAAAACCCATAAGAAGCTTTACATAGTTTTAAAGACAGTTTACTTCTTTGAGATTTTTTATAATTTTTAATGTAGTGACATTCATCAAAAATTAAATATGTATCCTTGTTTCCTTCCACATGTTTTAATCTCCCATAACTAATAACTTCATAATCTATATTCGTCCCATAGTATTTATTAAAGTTATTAATTTCTCTATCCCATCCACCTTCTTTAACCTTCTGAGCTGGAGCAATAACAATTAATCTTTTATCTTGTGCATGCTTCCAGTAATGATGGATTGATAATATCGTCTTTCCAGTACCTGTTCCTAATGGATAGATATAGTTTTTTAAACTTTTATCCAGTAAGTCTTTTTGATATTGGTATAACATCATAGCAATTTAGCCTCCTTTAGTATTTGTAAGAATCCATCAACACTATGAGCTACTCCAACCACACCACCACAAGCTTTTATTTTTTTTATTTGAGCTTTTTGTAACTCTGAAACAATCCCTCCATTACTTCTTTTAACTTCTATAGCTACAAATTTTCCTTTTACACAAGCTATAATGTCAGGTACTCCTGTTTTTTGAAAAGCTCCACCATGTACTTTAAAATACCAATGATTATTTTGTTCCAACCATTTTTTTATTTTGTTTTCAACTTGTTTTTCTAACATTTATAAATCTCCTTCATATTGCATAATTCCAAAGTTCTCTTATAGGCATTGTCAAAGGTTCTCCCGTACTTACATTCTGTAAAACAGCTATATCTTCATCCTCCAATACCAATTCATAATATTTATCATCTATCTTAAACATTCTTGCCTCCTAAAATTTACTTAATAGTTGTATCAATAGTTCTGCCAATTTTATTCTTTCACTTACTTTTGTGCTGCTTTTAAAATCTTCTAAAAGAGTTTCCATCATTTCTTCTACTATTTCTATTTTGTCATCAGATTTATTTATAGCTGGTGTTTTAATAACCACCCAACCTTTATCTGTTTCTTTAATCCAACCATTTTTTCTAAATCTTAAAATACATTTTTTAATAGCTTCATAGTCTTCTTTCAGATGTTCAGCTATTTGTTTCCTTGTCTTGTTGGGATATTCCCTTAAACATTCCAATACATCCCATCTATTTATCATTATTTTTCACCTCATCATCTTCAAAATCATCTTCAAAATCATCATCAAATCTTTTAATGTACTTATCAAATTCATTCCATAGTACAAAAGAAATTGCTTTACCTTTTGCATATCCTGCTTCTAACAAACATTCAGAATAGTGCATAACATCTTTTAATGTTTTCATAACAATGACATCACATTTTGATAACAACTCAACATGATCATTCATCTTTTTAGAAGGTTGAATGTTTTCATCATATTGCCAATCTAATGCATGTAATGGCGATATGAATGTTACATCTTTATATTTTTTTAAGTTTTCTTTTAACTAATAACTAAAATAATTTCAAATTATAAAAAGAAAAATCGACTATTTCTAGCCGATTCTCTATAATAATTCTAAAAACTTTTTAAAGTCAATTATTTAGCAATTTTGCTTGCAAAATATCCTAAAGTTCTGATTAATTGAGAAGTATAAGACATTTCATTGTCATACCAAGATACTGTTTTAACTAATTGAGTATCTCCGTTTTGAACAATTTTAGTTTGAGTTGCATCAAATAATGATCCAAAGTGAATTCCAACGATGTCAGAAGAAACTAATTGTTCTTCAGTGTATCCGAATGATTCGTTAGCTGCTGCTTTCATAGCTGCATTTACTTCTTCAACAGTTACTTTTTTGTTTAAGATAGATACTAATTCAGTTAATGAACCAGTTGGAACAGGTACTCTTTGAGCAGCTCCATCTAATTTTCCGTTTAATTCAGGTACTACTAATCCAATTGCTTTTGCAGCTCCAGTTGAGTTAGGTACGATATTTACAGCCGCAGCTCTAGCTCTTCTTAAGTCACCTTTTCTGTGTGGTGCATCTAATGTATTTTGATCTCCTGTGTAAGCGTGAATAGTTGTCATTGTTCCAGTTACAACTCCGAAGTTATCATTTAATGCTTTAGCCATTGGTGCTAAACAGTTAGTTGTACAAGAAGCTCCTGAAATAACTGTTTCTGAACCATCTAAGATTTCGTGGTTTACGTTGTAAACTACTGTTTTAACGTCATTTCCACCAGGTGCAGTAATAACTACTTTTTTAGCTCCTGCTTTAACGTGTAATTCAGCTTTTTCTTTAGTTGCAAAGAATCCTGTAGCTTCTAATACTACGTCTACGTTTAATTCTCCCCAAGGTAATTCTTCAGGGTTAGCTTTTGCGAAAGTTTTAATTTCTTGTCCGTTTACTACGAAAGCTCCTTCTTTAACTTCGATTGTTCCATTGAATCTTCCTTGAGAAGAGTCGTATTTGAATAAGTGAGCTAACATTTTAGCATCTGTTAAATCATTAATTGCTACTACTTCAAATTTATCAGTTTGTTCAGCCATTAATCTTAATGCTAATCTCCCTATTCTTCCAAATCCATTAATTGCTACTCTAGTTTTTGCCATTGTAACATACCTCCTAAAAATTTTATATATTTGTTAATATATTAATTATTTCGCACTAAAAGTATAACACAAATTAGTTCACTTTTCAATAGATTAAATATATTAATTTTCTTTTTATAAGTTATGTTGAAAACTCGATAAATCCTT